CACGGGTGAGTGCCGCACAGATATCCGTTCTTCCAGCCGTAGATCGGCGGAAGCGGGAGCTGATGGTAGTGAATATAGGCAAGGATGTGCTCATGCTTCCACGCAGCGAGCGGGCTGAATCGCGTAACACCTTTGCCATCGGTATAGATATTGCTGTTGCGACCGACATAATTGCCGTCCGCACGGCGGCGGCCGAGAATGATGACGTCCAGCTCGTGCGCCTTGAAGTATTCACGCTGCGCTCGGTGCTGCACGATAGAAAACCATCGTCCGGCCGCGGCGGAGTCCTTGGGGAAAAGCATCTCTTGATGCTTCACCAGCCAGTCGATATCCTGATGCGTGTTGATGACTTCGCAGCCTGCCGGCTTATGCTCCTCGATCCACGCGGCAAAGGCGGGGTATTCCAGGTCGCACACGCCGATCATACTATCGGTGACGCCGGCCGCTTCGCAGAGCTTGCCGAGGACAATGCTGTCCTTGCCGGCGCTCCACGCATAGGCGGCACGCTTTCCAGCTGTCGTAGCCTTGATGTCGGCTACGGTCGCGGCGGTCAGTTCGTCCAGCTCTGCGCGGGAAACGGCTTCTTCGATAGTTGCAACGGCTTCCAGCCATACGCTGTTGTCGATCCTCTGCTTCCTTCCGAGACTCATGCTCTCACCGCCTTTCTCGAGGCGATAACAGCGACAAGGCCGCTGGACAGGACGGTCGTCAGACTGCCTGCCGCTTTCACAGCCGGAATGCCGGCGAGATTGCCGTAGGCGAAGATCGGAAGCCCGACACACAACGCGGTCAGCACACCGGCAAAAACGCCCTTGCCCGTCAGCTTCTCACCGAGCAGCGTCATGACCGTCGGCAGCAGCGTCGAAGCGCGGAGCGTTCCGTAGAACAGGAACAGGTATGTCACCGTCAGGCCGGGAATGTTGGCGATGGCGATAGCCACGATCAGCAGGCAAAGCATGGTGCGGCGCGAAGTCTGCACCGTGTCCCTCCCAATTCCGAGCCAGTCTGTCGTGAGCGACGCTGCCGCGCAAAGGTTGCTATCCACCGTGGAGAGCAGGCCGGAGATAATCATAAACAGGAACGGTACCAGCACCCATGTCGGAAGCAGCGAGGAAACGAATTCAAAGTTGACCATGCCGGTGTCGCTGGCCACAAAGCCGGAGCCTGCGGCAAGGAAGCCCACCGTTCCCATGCAGATCGGAACGAGCGCAAACAAAAGCGCACCGGCAAAAAACGATCTGCCGATGCGGTCGCGCCTGATTGCGAAAGCTCGCTGCCAGAAGCACTGATCCCCGAACGGGCCGGAGATCAGACCGACAGCCATCGGCAGACCATAGCCCAACAGGACCTCAATGCCCGTGGAGGAGGTGAGCGAGGTGTATTCTCCGGAGACAGCACCGAGCCCTGCCCGTACCGCGTCAAAGCCGCCGGTCATGCGAAGGCTCAGAACGACCAGCAGAGCGCCACCCATGAGAATAATGCCCAGCTGGACGACATCAGTGATGATGGAGGCTTTCAGCCCGGAGAAGCGGGAGTAGGAATATGCGATAGCTGCCAGGGCGAGTGTCATGCTCCAGAATGGCAGCCCCGTAATGAGAGCCAGCGTCTTTCCCCCGGCGAGCAGCTGCACTGCCGTTGAAAGAACGGCCAGCGCGCCGAGCTGGAAGGAGTAGACGCCCTTGACCTTGCCGGAGTGATAGCGCTCCGCCATGTAGCCGGTCAAGGTGATACCCTCCGGGTACTGCGCCCGAATCCTTTTTGCAAAGGGGATAAACAGGATCAGGCACAGCACATTCGGTACCGTAAACCAGAACATCCCCGGGATGCCGCGCGTATAGGCCATCTCCGAGGAAGTGAACAGTGAGGGAGCCCAAATCCAAGTGGCGGCGATGCTCATGGCGGCAATCGCCGAGCCGATGCGCCGGTCCGCCACATGGAAGCCCTCTGCGTCGGTCGTCTTTCGGGTGAACATCAGCGTGACACCGATCATCAGCACCGCATAGACGGCCAGAATGACAATTCCGAACATTTTGGAAATCTCCTTTTATGATGTCACCGCTGCCCTCTGCTGGCGAACATCGGACCCGGTGCATGACCAGCGCGCAAGGAGTAACGCGCAGGCCTCAACCTCCTTCCCATACGAATGACGGCCACCCCGCGAGGGATGGCCGCCTGGCTTATGTAGGATTTTACGAGTCTAATCCTAATACATGGTGCGGGGAATATCAAGAAACGAGTTGCAACAGCGAAGAACAGCTTTTAACTGCCGAGGTAGCGGTAACACACCATCTTTACCGAATCCTCCGAATTGCGGCCTCCTATGACCGCTGCGACCTCTTTCCACGCGAGCCCTCTCAGGAAGCGCAGCCGGAAGATCAGGCGCGTCTGGTCATCGTCGATGCCTTGAATGAACGGCATGATCTGTCCCTCGCTGGCCTTAACCTCTTCCTCCAGAAAGCCGACACGCGCATCCATGTCCACAATCTCAGCCGCGAGGTCACCGACCTTATCCTTTATGCCGGGAGTATGCGGCATACCTGTGAGGGCAGCCGCGCCGGGGCAAGCCGCGTCACGCAAGGACTGTAGCATCTCCCTTGCCCTTGCCAGTTTCTCTATCAGCTCAAAATGCTGATTCAATTCCGAAAGCGTCGTAATAGCTCACCCCAATCTGTTCTTACTTCCTCTTGCCGCCCTGTCGGCTGACAGTCTCTCCAATCTGCATTTGCCGGTATGATGGCTGCACTACCTCTACCGACACCACACGGGTATCTCCATACCGCTCCAAATCCTGAGCAATCTGCTCCTTTATGCCAATGGCCTGCCCCGCCGGGGCGTTCACATGAACGGTGATGACGAGCATCATCGCACCGTCTGATAGGCACGAGCTTTCTTGTTATAGGCCAGATCGACCGGCGCACCACAGGAAAGGCAGTTGTAGGCGATACTGTCCTCTTCGATGTTCGTTCGATACTTGAAGCTCTTCCCGCACTTACAGCGGATGTGCGCCGACGTGAGATCGTGCAGCGGCGTTTCTCCACCGCAGGCCGCACACCGATAAGACGAGATAGGCTTTTTGACACAAAAGCCTCGCAAATCTCCGCACTGTGCGCACCGTATAAGCAGAAATCCCTTGTATGTCTTCAGCGTGGTCTCCTCGGCTTCTGCTCTATCAGGGATATCCCAGGTCTCTTTCGGCCCGAACATAGTCTCCGCGCGGCTGGGCTTTGCACGAAGCAAAGTCGGGTTTGCCTTATGTATCTCGAGCAGGGAGTCTTTTATTACGACGCCGCGCCATACGGGGCGGCAGTCTACGCCGTTTCCAAGCTGACAATGCCACCTGTTTGCGCCGCTGAATTCCTCTTTCTCCCCGTGTTCGCAGTATTCGCAGTTGCCATTCAGCCACAGCAAGGCGGCAATATCGACTTTGGCTGCGCCAAGGGCATTCTCCGCTTCGCCCAGCTCGGAAGCCAAATCGAAGAGGCGGCTGTAATCGTCGTACGGAATGCGCCCGTTCTCATTCAGCTCATTGATAAAATCGAGCAGTTCTCCAAACTTTCCCATTCAATTCTCCTTTTCGGTGTGTGGAAGGGGGCGCGGTTCAAAACGCCATTTCCGCGCATCATTGCCGATCTTCTGGTGAAGTCGAGCAACAGCAAGCATAGGTGTGTCCTCAGAAATCCCAAACTGAAACTCTTTACTCTGGCAGTTCCAAATGCCATATTTCACGCCAAAAGTACCGCGCTGATACATTTCTCGGTTCATGCTACCTCTCCTGCCTCTCAAAATAAAATTTAACCGGATGCTCTTGCTCTACAACTTCGCCGTACGCAACACCAACCTTGTAGATGTAGTTGTCGCGCAGTTTGCGAGGGATTTCTTCAATGTACCGTCTAAATGTCTCAAGCGAGTTTGCCCGCTTATAGTGATTGCACATCCGGCAGGCTGGCATGAGGTTATCGAGATCGTCTGTACCGGTGTCCTCTATACCCCACGCCCTCAACGGGAGGAAATGGTCTACCTGCATATCCTTGTAGGCGATTTCGCGTCCACAATACGCACAATGGCCATTATATTTTTGATAGACCTCTTCACGCTTTGATTTGCTGATAGCCATCACTCCATCGCCTCCACATAGCACCAGCTCTGCGGCGGGCGCTTGATTTCATGCGGTGCGGCGCCAAATTTGGTATCGCGCAACCCGGTGAACTCGCTCAATTCTTTCGGCATATCATAAATGCGCAAGTCGGAGATGTGCCAGCCGTAACAACGCCCCTTATCGCCGATATAAGCTATAATTTCTGCCTGAGATAAGCACGTCGCAGGGGAAAAGGCGGCATTTGTCGGACACCATAGCCTGCCGCCATCGTATGTGATCGGGACGATCCGCTCACAGGTAAACTCGCCTATGACCTTGCCGTTTCCTTTATTTGCACCTTTTGGGTTCTCTAAGTAAGCAGACACCGCCATAAACGAGTATTTTTCTCTTGTTGGAGCGTCCAGAACCCAGAGTGCATCATACCCAGCCCTTTCCGCTGTGCAGTAGATGTAGCACTTAAACGGCGTTTCCAGATTCGGCTTAGTTTTTCTGACTTCAATGGCCTTTTCGCCGCTGGCGATTTTCTCGCACCATTGCGGGCGAATGCTGATAAGTACGGCTTTACTCATTCCGCGTCGCCTCCAATGCCGCTTCGGCTTCCTCGCGGGTCAGGAATACCGTCTTGCCGATGTCTGCGCCATCATTACGCAGACGATACGCGCAGAACCCGTCCGGCTTGCGATTGCACATTGACATACACAGATTATCCTCATCCGTGCATACAGTTCTGATGTCCGGGGCTTCAAGCTCCATTTCTCGCGGCACATTGTCACGGCCAGTCACCCATAGCGTATCGCCCACCTTGCACGGCAGCACCACCAGCCTGCCAGAAGCATCGGCGTCTATCCATTCTCCGAGTTTTCGGTGTAGCGGCCCTGTCGTATCATGCAGCAGCTCTTTGATTTCCTCCGGCGTCAGCCCCGTGTCCTCGTAGGCGGCGAGGCGGCTCCACGCCGCTTCTTCCCACTTGCAATTCATGGCGCAGTTCCCGCCAACTCCGAGGCATTCGGGGCCGCAAAAATGTGTGCAACAGATACCGTTTTCGTGCGATGTTTGCTTGCTATGTTTCGTCAGCCGTTCCATCACTCCACCTCCGGTGCGTCCGGCAGGGGCATCCAGTGCGATACCTGAACATCGGACCTCTGGCCAAGCCCAACAGATACATACCATTGCTTTTGTTCCGGCTCATACCACGCCATCTTTTCTTGCCATGTCTCATGCCAGAACACAACCACAAGGACATCGGCGCGGTTCTCCGGTAACCGCTCTGTCACCGACACCCATCGGGGAAGTTTTTCCGTTGCGGCCATCAGCTTCAATTCAAGGCGACCGGAATAGCGTTTGCTATCCTCGAACATCATCCCCATCTTTACGATTTCGTCCGGCATCAACTCTGTTGCTTCGTAAGAAGCCAGCCGCGCCAGCGCGACCTCATATCCGCGGCGGCAGTAAAGCCGCCCATCCTCGTCATACCATGTCAGCTTATCCATTGTGTTCCTCCCTCGATTTGAAGTTGCCTGCCGCCTGGCAGCTCCCCCAGTGGGGAGCGAAGCCGGTGCCGGTGGCCTTGTGAGGATCTTCCGTATACTCACAGGAAATGACCTCGCCGTTAGGCGTGACGATCTTTTTACTGCCGGAGCGGGGCTTTTCGATGTAATAGCGCGGGGTGGCGTCACACGGCATGGACTTCCCTCCGGGCGTTCTGATCCAGACGATAGCCGCGCCGCAGCCTTTGCAGGTAGATGCTCTCATTCGTCGGTCGCCTCCCCGAAAAGCTCATGTGTTCCGTCCTGGAGCGCCTTTTCATCGTCGGACATCTCGTAGCCCAGCTTGACGAGCAGAGCATAGATGCGATCCAGCTTCTCATTCTCCTCGTGCTTCATGGTGTAACTGTTCCAGTAGCTGCGGAAATAGCCCTCGGATTTGCCATCACCCAGGCGCGCATAGATCATTCGCAAGAGCGCCTTTTCAGGCGTCTTGCCGATCGCGTCGGTCACGGCCTGGAGCGTAAATGCGGCATCGTCCTCGCCGTCCTCGTTATCTTCGGCAAGGGTCTCGGCGCCGGTAGCCTGCGCGATTTCCTCTTCGGTGAGCCAACTGGTATCGTCCCAGTATTCGGCGTAGGCCCACAGCGCTACGATGTCCACAAGGCGCTTTTTGATGGCAGCTGCGGAAACGGTAGCCACGAAGTCGGCGCGAAGCTCGTAGGCGCGGGCGGTTGCTTCGGACAACGCCTTTCCGGCAGCATTCTTTCGTTCCTGATTCATCTGCTCCTCACGCTTTTTTGCTTCCTCTTCTGGAGTGAGGGTGGTCGGTGCGTCCTTGGTCATCAGCGTGATATAGTACGTTTCGACGATGAAGAAATACTCGACGGTATCTGCGTCCTCTGGGCGTTCTACATTGACTTCGCTGTTGACATAGAAGCTCCTGGCGAACTTATAGCCGGTTCTGTCGGTGACCTGCGTCGCAAAGGAGCTTAACCGCTCCACCCACGAAGCCCTACGCTCGTCCGCGGCTTCGGCGTCGATGGCCTGTTTCAGCTTGTACTTGAAATTATCGGTGCCAATAAAATCGAGCATTTCATTCTTGCGCTCCGGGCTTTTCAGCTTGTCCAGCTCCATGTACTCGAAAAGGCTGACGCCGCGCTCCTCGGACTTCTTGAATTTGTCCTTATCCAGCTCCAGGAGCTTCACACGGCGCCGGACAGTGGTGGCGGAAAAGCCGGACTTTTCCGCGATGTCCTCGACGGTATCGCCCATGTCAAGCATCATCTGGAAGCCCTGCGCCTGCTCATAGACCGTCAGATCAGACCGCTGCATATTCTCCGTGAGCATCGTACTCAGCTGCTCCCGCTCCGACATCTCGACCACGACGCAGGGAAGCTCCTCCAGGCCGGCCAGCTTTGCGGCCGCAAGGCGGCGGTGGCCGATGATGACGCGGTAGCTTTCTCCGTCCCACTTCTTTGTGATTTCCCCGATCAGCGGAACAACGGTGAGGTTTTGGAGTACGCCGTTGACCTTGATGCTCTCGGCCAGCTCGGTCACATCGCCCAAATCTTTGCGGGGGTTATCAGGGTGCTGCCACAGCTTTTTAACCGGAATGTACTTGATTTCTGCCATAAAATGCTCCTTTCTTATGCCGAGCTTTGCCCCTCGGCTGGGACAGTTTATTATTTTCGGCTCATGCCGTTCACGCGGCACCAGTGCCGCTGGGCCTGCTTCTTCCTCGCGGTGCGGCAGGCCGCGCAGAAGCGGTTTTCCTTGCGCTCGTAGAAGGTGCCGCCGCACCGTGCGCAATACTGAGGCTGAATACGCCGGAATGCTGTGCAGCTGTCGCAATCCGTACACCCTGCGGAGCATCCGCCAATGTCGTCCCAATTCATGCACATAAACCGCTGCCAGTAAGGATCATAGCCGAGATCGTTCATGCGCTTACGAAGGACCGTTGCCAGCGCGGATAGGTCGCGCCTGACCTGATGGCGGGTGCGGGAGATATAGAAGCCATGACGGACGTCCATTTCCGGCGCACCGTGCCCCCACGCGCCATCACCGAGCAGTTCCCGCACCTTGTCGGCGTTCTCGGTCAGATAATCGTTGTAGACCTTGGAGCGGACGCACTTTTCGGAACGGCCGACCGCCTTGCCTATGGCAGCGTAGCTGTCGCCGTGGCGGATGCCGTCTGCCAGTATTTCAAAATCCTCGCTGGTCCATGTGCCGCGCTTTCCGGTCAGCTCCATCGAAACGGGGCGGTCCTTGATGCCGAGGTCACGACAACGGCGCGCGATTGCACCGTGAGAACGATGCATCATCTCGGAAATTTCCGCCCATGAGTACCTGTGCTTACTGAGCAGCATCTTCAGCCGAGAGTCCTCGTCCTCTCCCCACGGGTCTTTCCTCTGAATGGCGTATGCCTCAAAGTCTTTCTTGCGCTGCTCGGCTACCCAGCCCGGCTCCTCACCGAGCGCCAACGGCTCCATCTTGGAAAAGTCGATGAAGCTGCGGTATCGCTCGGCCCACTCCCAGAACTCCTCAATGTAGACCACCCGAAAGCTGCAGCGGTTGACCTTTTTTGTGTGGACGGGCAAGCCGCGATTTTCGACCCAGCTTTTCATCTTGTAGCCGTAGGAGCTGCTTCCTCCGTTCACCGCCAGCAGGAGTTGATTTAGAGTGACATACTCGCCAGCCATCAATACCGCGCCTAAACCCAGACGCTGAGCTTTGACCTTGACGGCGTTTGTAGTACGATTGAGTTTCTTTGCGATGGCCGGAACAGAAATCTGCCCCCACTTTTCCATCAAATAATCTTCTTCCTCGGGCTTCCATGTCCGGCTCCCGAGAGGCGGCGGCTGCCGCATTCCGTTCCCTCCCATCAAAATAGAGTGAGCTGGCCGGTTTTCGTTTCCGCCAGCGGTTGAGACTGTTCCGGCGGCGAGGCAGGTACCGGCAGATCCGCCGGTGCCTGCTCGGCCGCGTTCCGAAACAGAAGATCCATTTGCGCCCCGATGCGGCGGTAATGCCAGACATCTCGGAAATACATCGGCGTGTACCAGACCTGCGGGCCGTCCTTTGGCAGCAGGCCGTGAGCATCATAACTGGTAGTCGGCCGCGCGATGGAGTCATCAATGACAACATAGCCGGGGCAGCCGAGCAAGCTAAGCTGGATGTAACACATACACCCGGCGAGGAAGTCTATGTCCTGCGCCACAAACAGTACCGAGGTCTGATAGTTGATGTGCTGTCTCTGGCACTCGTTGGCGAATGCAATCAGCAGCGCACCAGCACCGCAGGCGGGATCGCTCACGGATATCCAACCCTGCTTTTCTATCCGTGCCGCCATATCGGGGCCATAGGTAATTGCGGACATCGCCCTGCAGATATCGTACGGAGTGAAGAATTGTCCTTTCCATTCGTTCCCAAGGCCGAGCGCCATAAAAAGCTCACCAAGGAAATCCTGCTCCTGGTCGCGTTCCAGTTCGGCTACAACCTCAAACAGCATATCCGCAAAGACTTCCAGCTCCTTAGCGGAATACTTCTCTGCGCGGCTGCGGTATATTTCCTCCCTGGCCTTGACCTGCGGACCACCCATCGTGTTGGCGATTGCAATGGCCGACATGATGATGAAGTCCTGCCAGATGTCCCAGCGGGAATACTTCCCGCTCAGCCCTTCTATGAGGCGGACGATATTCTTCTGACTTTCCCCTCTGACGTGCCGCAGGGCGTTCCCCATAACTTAGCCCTCCTTGTTCGCCGCTTTCAGCTCTGCGGCTTCGCGCAGCTGCGGAGCGGCCGACTTGACGGCGGCTTGGTATCCGGCGTCATACCCACGCTTCCACACGCGGCTGAGGTAAGCCGCAAGCGCCACCTTGTCCATGTGCTTGATGGTCTTGTAGTCCTCACGGCGCATCTGACCGGCAAGCTGCAGGTCATGCGCGGTATGTTTGTTGGCGTTCCCGGTCGGCATCATTCCTCACCGCCTTCTTCATCATCAGGCTCGTCGGTGGGGAGCACTTCGCGGGACTCCGCTCCGACGTACGGGCCGACGACGCCCAATTCTTCCAGCGCGTCAAGCAGGCGCGCGGCCTTGGCGTAGCCGACGCTCATACGGCGTTGCAACAGCCCCACAGTCGCTTTGTTCTCTGCCCGGACAATGGTAATGGCCTGCTGAATATCGGGGTCGTCCAGGTCAACCTCGGGGCCGTCCTCGTCCTGCATATCCTCATCGTCCTCCGGCTCTTCGCAGGTATCGTCCGCCTCGTCCTCGTCGATGACCGGCATGAGGCCGCTACGCAGCGCACCCTTTTCGAGCACATCGCGGAAGAAATACTGCTGCCAGTA